ATTTGCGGAACGCCTTCCTTGATCAGCGTGTCGAACATGGACTTGATGAGTTCTGGGATCATTTTCAGCAGTTCGGGCGTCGCTTCCCGCGATCCTTCCGCGAGTTTCATGATGAGTTCGATGCCCGCCTTGACGATCTTCGGGAAGTTGGAGATGAGCGCCTTTGCAAGTTTCTCGATGATCTCTGGCGCCCTCTCCAGCAGGATCGGCAGGGCGTCGATCAGCCCGTCCGCCAGCGCCATCACGAGGTCGATTGCCGCGTCCACCACTTTGTCGAGGTTGTCGAGGAGCACGTCCACGATGTCGAGGATGCCGTTGATGACGAGCGGGATCAGGGTCTTGTCGGTCAGCGCGTTCAGGATGCCAACCGCCGCGTCGATCAGCACTGGGAGCAGTTGCGGCACCGATTTTACGATGCTGTCCGCGAGCGTCTTGATGATCTGTGGCGCGCTCTTGATCACGGCCTGCGCGAGCGTGTTCGCGGTTTCGATGATGCGCGGGATGATCCCCGTGAGGTTGTTGATCACGGCCTCGATGCCCTGCTCCATCTTCTCGGCTCCGCCATCCACGCCCGCGATCATGTCCGCGAAGCCATCCGCCACCTGCGTGAAGGACGGGATGAGCGTGCCAGCGAGTTGATTTTTGAGGCCGCCGATCGTGCCCTTCAGTTTCGTGATGCTGTCGTCGAACGCGGCGCTTGCTTTCACCGCGTCGCCGCTCATGATCATGCCGTAGTCCTCGGCCTCTTGCATGAGCGCCTTCACGCCCTCGGCGCCCTCGTTCAGCAGGGGCGCGAGTTCCTGCGAGGAGCGCCCGAAGATTTTCTGCGCGAGCGCGTCCCTCTGCGTGATGTTCTCCATCTGCGCCAGCGCGTCGATGCTTTCAAGGAGCACCTGCTCGGTGCCCTTCATCGAGCCGTCCGCGTTTTGCAGTTCCACCCCGAGTTCGGCGAAGGATGCACCCGCTCCCTCGGTGCCGTTCTCCACGGCGGCGAGTTCCTGCGTGATCTCCCTCATGCCTCGGGTGATGTCGGCGATGTCGGCGCCGCTTCTCTCCATCGCGTAGGAGAGTTTCTGATAGGCCTCGGCGCTAATGCCGAGTTTCTGGCTCTCCTTGTCGATTTCGTCCCCGTTCTTTGCGACCGAGGTCACCATCTTCACGAGCGCCGCGCCTGCCGCCACTGCCGCCGCCGCCACTGCCGCGAGGCCTGCGACCAGCGTCTTGCCGAGCGTACCCGCGAGGGCGCCCGCGCTCTTGCCCTGTTTGTCCTGCGTTTTCGTCAGGTCATCCAGTTCCTGCTGTGTATTCACCCCCGCCTTTTCGAGTTTGTTCAGGGCGTCGGTGTAGTTCTCCGTTTGTTTCTCGGTGTTCTTGATCACCGCGATCTGCTTATTGATCGCGATCTTCAGTTGCGTGGCCTGATAGGAGTTCCCCTCGCCCGCGTCCTCCATCTTCCTGTACTGCTCGGTGAGGTTGGCGAGTTTCTTCTTGTCCGCTTCCAGCGTCCCGTTCAGTTGCGCGATCTTTGCGCGCAGGCCGTCGGTGTTATCCGACCACTTCCCCATGCCTGCGGTGGCCGCCTCGAACTGCGAGTTGACCTGCCGCACGTATTGATTTAACTGTTGCGTAGAGGCGGAGAACTGCGAGATGTCCGCCCGAAAAACTGTAGTGATCGAGTTTTCTTCTGCCATAGTGCTCCGCCTCCTAATGCCACGTGGCAGTCTTGGATGTCACCCAGACGCCGTCGTTTTGTTTGTTTTCCGATTTATGTTCGCGGATGAGCGTGTCGACGTATAGGTCATAGACCTCGCCGAGTTCCGTGTTGCTCACCTCGAACGGGGAGAGCCCGATGTACGCCGCGCAAAGGTAAGCGACGATCGCGTGGAAGCCCTCCCGCACCGATCTCTTGACAGGCGACGCGCTCGATGTAGGCACGCCGCCCGCTTTCAGTTTTTTTCCGCGTTTTTCATCACGGCGCCGATTTCGGCGCCGAGTTCGCGGAAGATTGCCCCGAGTTCCACGGGGTCGATGCCGTCAAAGTCCTCGTCCTCGAAGTCGGGAACGATGCACTTGAGCATCTTCTTGGCGTAGTCCATCTGCTCGTCATCTCTGGCGGCATGTGCATCCGCCTGCAGTGCGCCGAGTTCCTTTGCCGTTTTGAACAGCAGGCGGCGCACGGTGTACGTCTTTGTCGGCGCCTCGCTGGTGCAGTCGCCGTACACGTTGATCCTGATCTCTTTCATGTTTTGCTCCTTTCAAGTTGCCCCGATCAAACGGTCGGGTACAGGATCGTGCCCGCGTTGTCGGGCGTGACGACCTGCGCGAAGAAGGTGGTGACCTTCGCCTTGTTTCCGTCGTCGATCGGCCACGAAAAATCAAGGTTTCGCTTGCCCGTCTGCGTCCACGCCTTCTCGGGCGCGAAGTTGGTGATCTCGATGGTCTGGCCTTCGGAGCCAGTGCCGTCATCGATCGTGTTCGCGGTCTTGCTGATGCTGTTCACCTTGCAGTGATATGCCCAGACGACCTCGCAGGGCGTGTCCACGTCGCCATCGTGAAGGGCGTAGCCGATCGCGATGAAGGGGCGGGTGGAGCCGTCAGGCGCTTCCATGTAGGCGTCGCTGGCGTCGCCGCCAGTTCCGAGCGTGAGTTTGCTCTGGCCGAGCAGGTCGGCGACCACGGCGGGGTCGATGCGGGTGACGTCGAACGAGCGGGTGATCTGCGTTGCCGCGTAGTCGATCTCCTGCAGGACGTTGTCGCCGAACACTTTCTCGTTCTCGCTCGCGATCTCGCGGGAGACCGATTTCACGGGCGCCAGCGTCTTGACCGTGCCGAACGAGGTGGTGCCCTCGCTCACGGTCTCGATCGCGTAAACGAGACGGGAACATCCTCTGTACTGTCTCATTATTTTATCCTCCTGTGTATTCGATTTTTTTCACATCCGCCTGCCGCGAAAACCACGTGTCGCGGTAGGTCGGGTTTGCGTACCCGACGCCTGTGGTGATGTATCCCTTGCTTTTCAGCAAAGCGAGCGCCGCGCCGAGCGTCGAGTAGATCGTCGAGGCGTCTTTTGTGTAGTATTTGAGGGCGAACTCGTACACGACGGTTTTCTCGCCGTTGTCGGCGAAAACGCCGCCGCTCGTGTAGTCCTCGTTGAAGGTGAAGTACTGATCGGGCAGTTCGGCGGGCGCGTCTCCCTCCGCGTAGACGGGGATTTTCAGTTCCGCGAGGTCGTTGTATATCTCAACCATTTTTCATCCCCTCCTTCAGGATTTTGGTGAACTCCTCCTGCTGGATGCGATTCACCTCTTTGCGCACGGCTCCCTTGACCTTGACCGCGTTCTTCAGCCGATTGTCGGGCTTGATGTGCGGGTTTCCCTGCGATGTCAGGATCACGATCTCGGGCGACTTTTCGAGGTCGCCCGCGATGTAGGCCGTGGCGACGTTGCCGTTCCACTCCACGGGCTTTTGCGCCACTTCCCGAACGGAAGCGAGCGCCCTGCCCGATGCGGGCTTGTTCTTTGCGTCCGAACGTGCACCGCCTTCAAAGGCGAAGCGCGAGGCGATCATCGCGTCCTCGACCTCTCTGTTCACGTAGTTCTTCGATGCGTTCAGGGCGTTTTCCGTCGCCTGCTTCAGCAGTCCCTCACCCATCTCGTCGATCTTTCGGGAGAGTTCGAGGAAGCCGTCGAAGTTGACGCCCATCTTGCCACCGTGGTATTTTTTAGCCATCAGGCACCGCCCTCCAGTCGTTTGAGATGCAGAACAGCGTAGCGCCCGCGCATCTCCACGTTCTCGGGTTGCCCGTAGACCTCGAACGAGAGGCCGCCGATCACGAGGCGGTCGCCTGCTTTGAAGTCATCCTTCCACCACGTGGTGTAGGTCGTTTCGTTCGATACGACCGTGAGCCCGTTTGCGTTCAGTTCGTGCGATCCTTTCTGTTTGAACTTCCCGCGCAGTTGGGCGACGAGGACTTCCTGCTTCTGCGTCCGCCCGTTCACCTGTGTTACAGTAGTGCGGTATTGTGCCGCAGGGGTGACAAACTCGCGGATGTTTGCAGGTTTATACATTCTCCTCATCCTCCGTGTGCGGGTGATTTACGCGAAGGGTGGCGATGATCGTGCGCGTGGTCGCCGTGAGGTCGCCGTCCTCGATGAGGTCGGTCACCGCTTTGGCGAGGATGTACTCCGCGTCGCTGGATGTCAGGAAGGTGTTGCTCACGCCCATCTCGTAGAGCGTGATCCGCGCCATCTCTTTCCAGTTCTCGACGAAGGCGTCCTGCCCACTGTCGGCGAGGTTGGTCATGTTTTTGATGATTTCGTTTGCCATTTTCTTTCGCCTCCTTCATAAAGAGGGCACCGCCTGAAAGGAGCAAAGGAACGGTGCCCCCTGCGATCGTTTGCGATCAGGTGCTATTAGGCGCCTTTGGTCACGCAGACGAAGCCGCCGTTTTTGATCACGCCCGCGCCGAGTTCCGCAGTGCCGCGGATAGCGAGCATGTTGGTGTTAAATGCGTAGTCCTCGCTGACGGCGATCTCGTAGTCGCTGAACAGGTCGAGTTCTGCGCACTCGCCCGCCTGCCCGTAGAACATGGAGATGCCGTTCTCGGAAGCGTCAGCCAGAGCGGTCAGGTTGGGGTTGAGGCAGTAGCGCACGGCAAGGCCGCCGTCTTTGATCACGCCCGTGTTGGGGTTGGCGGTGTCGGGGGTGATTTCGTACACGGCCTGCAGGGTGGTGTCACTGCGCACGTCGCCGAAGGCGATCAGGTCTTTCTTGGTCAGGAACAGCCACGCGTCGCCGTAGATGCTCTCGTCGGAGCCGTAGGCGAACGCGATCTTGCGCAGGGTCTTTTCGTCAACCGCCGTGATCTTCAGGTCGGCGGGCTTGACGATCAGGGCGGATGCGGTGATTGCGGCGGTGATGAGCGCGGCGGCTTTCACGCGCAGGGCCTTCTCCGCGCTGTCGGTGATCTTGCCCTCGTAGTCGAGCGGGGACTGGTGGCGCACCTGGTTGCTCACGAGCGACAGGATGCCGATCGAGGTCGGGGTGATGGTCACGAAGTCGTACTCGGGGTCGCTGGAGTTGACGGCGGAGCCCTCGGTCTGCGTGTCGGCGGTGCCGATCGCCTTCTCATAGGCGACCTTGTTCGCGCCCATGCCCTCGCAGTTCACGACCTTCACGAGGTCGACGATGGACGAAACGCGGTTGAACGTGGGGGTGATGCCCTCCACCTCGGTGGGGGTTGCGATCTTGCCGCTCGAAACAAGCACGGCGCGGTATTCGGGGATC